CAGATAATTTTTTCTGGTGCAAATTCTTTATTTACAGAAGCAATTACTAGGTCGTTTATCTTTAATGGGTATCTATCTTGGTCAGATAGGGTTGTATCTAGTTGGAACTGTAGATTGAACCCAGAACGACCATAGGAAGCTTCACGTTCCATTAGATCTTGTGCAGAGAACCTTATAGGGTCTACAGGATCGTTAGGCTTTACAAGCCCTTCTGTAAGCTTTCTATTGATAATAGGAGCAAGTCTATCTCCATAGTTGTTTTTTAGTTGTGGGTATCTAGCTGTCCATATTCTTGTTTCATATCCTCTTTCTTCTAGTGTAAGGTACACAGAGTTTTCTACCTGTGGTGTACCTAGAAAGGTAATCTTTCCATTTGGTTTTAGTATTGCTTCAAATTCTTTTACAGCTTCACTAAGTTTATCTCTCATGGGCTGTGTATAGGAGTTGTTAGGAACTTCTACGTCATCAGCGATTACTTCATCTGCTCTAGCTCCTGACATCTGCCCTAAGACACCCCTAGAAGAGCATGAGGGAGCATGATCGGCTTGTGCAGGTTTTACATCAAAACTTACCTTACTGTTTCTCTGGTCATCTCTGGGAATCAAATCAGCAAGTATTGGCATCTCATTGATAAGACGCATGGTAAATGTAGTAAAGTTATCGGCTCTATCTTTACTGGCAGATACGACCAAAAACTTTAGTTGTGGATTCATACGAAGTCTCCACACTACATAGGTAGATGTAATCCAACTCTTACCTACACCACGAAATCCCTGTATGATTTTACGTCTTGCACCATATTGTAGATATTCAGCTATGTCTAACTGAACAGGTGTAGGGTCTGGTAGGTTTAGATGTCTCCAAGTAACGATTAAGAAATATCTAAAGTCTTGTAGTTTTTTTGGTAAAGGTTGCAATTATAAATCAGCTAAAGGTACAGCATCTAGGTCTGGTAGGTTCTCCATAAGCTCTTGCATTGGGTTCTTTTCTACAGGTAAGCACTCGACACCATTATCTTTTAGAAACTGTCTAGCCACGTTTAGATCCCCTGCCTTTGCTTCTCCTGTTTTTATCTTATCCACTAAAAATTTTGCTAATTCATAGTGCATAGTGTTTAGGATTTCTAAGCTTCTATCCATGATTAGTCTTGTTTTTAATTAATATAATCACTTTTTATCTGTTTTGCCAAACAGAAGATACTTAATTTTACCTACAAAACCTAGCTTTCTAACTTTTTTATATAGTTCCATACCTTTTTCATAGCGATATAGTTTAGTTTCTATTTCTGATATACGCATTATTGCTGAAGTCAAAAGTAAATCTTGTAGCTTGGTGTACTTAATTAGGTCTAAACAGTATGCCCTTACAGCTTCATCAGGTAGTTGTTCTGTTTCACGTTGTTTAACTTCAATTTCAAACTCTATTTCTGGCGGTGCGTTACCCACAAGGATTTTAAAAAACTCTTTATGTGTCATATCAGTTTAATTTTGGAAATAGTTGTTGTTCTAACATATCTACAGCACGATCATCTAATGTGTTGGTAGTTTGTTTGCAAATAGCTCTAAGCAGATCAACTACTAATCTTTTTACAGCAGTTGTGGTAAAGAACTTTAGTAGTATTGGTTTAAGTATCTTAATCATAATTTGTTTGTTTTTCCAAACATAGCACTTATTATTAGATCTTGCCTTCTAACCTACTGACTACTTCTAAAATTTATGAAAACACTAGCTAATAATATAGGAATTTTTGTTTATAAAGATTTAATAGAACCAGAGTTTTGTGAAAAACTTATCAAGCTTTATAAAGATCATGAAGATACACCTTTACTGCTGAAGGAAGACTATGGTGATACTTATAATGTAAAATGTAACTATATTCAAACTCGGTTTTTTCCTGACATAGATAATGAATTAGTAAAAGTTATTTACAAAATATTAGTCAAAGCTAAACAAGATAATCCTTATTTAAATGGCGGTGAAGATAGCGGGTATGCACTACGAGAAATTTATGGAGCAACTAAACTTCATATTGATAGTGTCATAGATCCAGACAACCCTACTAAAGGAAGAGCAGCAAGTATTATTATAGCTCTAAATAGTGACTATGAAGGTGGGATATTTAACTTTCCTCTACAAAATTACAAAGTAAAATTAAAACAAGGCGATGCAATAGTTTTCCCTGCTACTTACACACACCCACATGAAGTATCTAGTCCAGAAAACGGAACTTTAAGATATACAATTAATACGTGGCTGTTTGCATAACTTCAATAATTATATATAGTATGATTAATAAAAGTAGTTATGGAAGATCAAGAACCTAGCAAGGTCGAAACCATTGTTAAAGTTTGCGTACTTTTGTGGTCGGCAACGCTATTATCTCTTTCATACTACGAACCGCCATCTGGTAAAAAGATAGTAGATTTTGATCCGACATTTATTGCAAGTATTTTTTCAGCGAGTACTGCGTCACTAGGGTTTCAAATAAAGAAGAAAAAAGATACTATAGTAGATAATAAGAACTCTAAAGTAGGTATCAAATGAAAAAGCTACTCTTACTAGGTTTATTTATAGCTGCACCTTGTTACGCAAACGGAGTGCCAACGTGGAGTACTGGCTCTAGCAACCGCACAGAGAATACTACTCAGACTATTACAAGGTCTATAGTTACTCAAAAATATGGGTCTGCTCTGGAAACTTGGGAAGCTTCAAATATTGCTGTTACAAGTGCTTCTAGCGGAGGAATAACAGCTACAGATGCAATTTTCACTCCTAATACTGCTACTGATGATTGGTCATTAAGTGTGACTACTAGAGCATCAGGAACTAAAATAGAAGAAATTACACAGAATGATACGATTACGACTACTAGCGTTATCACTTCTTTGTCTGTCTTTAGTCAGTAATAAAGCAAGAGCCGAAGGCGATACAAACGTACAGGCTCAACCTAATGCTGTTGGTAATTCTAGTATTATCAATCAGAATATGAATGTTAATAATGGAATGACAGGTAAGTTACAGTTTGGAAACCTGATTTGTAGTCAACCTACTATGGCTGTAACTCCTTTTTATACAGGTAATGATGCACAAGGAGAAGACACATATAGCATTAATGAAGGTTGGGGAATTCAGATGTCATTTATGTTTCCACTTGGATCTAATAATGAAACGTGTTCTGAATTAGCAAAAGTAAAGCTAGACCTAGCCAAAGAAGAACTAGACAAGCAAGTCCATGATAAGCAGCTAGTTCGTATTTTGAAGTGCGGACAGCTTCACGCATCAGGCTACATGATAAACCCTGCTTCTAAATACGCATACATCTGTAGTGATGTCATTAATATACGAAGTTATGTTAAAGCCAATTCCGAAAAATTTAAGTAGCTAGTTTAGACACCACATATACAGGTATGTGAACTCTAGCTACCTTTATTATTATCCATCTTTTCTTTTACATTTGCGACTTCTTTTTTAAGAATTTTAGTAAATATTTTCTTAAATGTTTTCTTAATAAAAGCTAAAACAGATTGCATAGCAATGCCACCTGCCACGCTTACTACGCTTGCTGTACCTGCTGCTATTACACTTGATGCTATAACCTCTGGTGCAGGTATAGGCATTTCCCCAAAAAAAGGTATATTAAATGTAGCTACAGGTTCTTCATTTGATAAAGTTTCTTTGGGTACTAGCTGGTTCTGCGGTATTGTTTCTTGTTTTAGCTGTAACTCTTCCTCCTTTGAAGATGCTTTATCTTCTTCAGAAGAAGATTCCTGACCTCCCAACCCCGACTCTACCTGTTCCAGACTTGGAAGAAGAACTGGATCTAGATATGGAATCTCTGCCACAGGTGGATAGAATATTGTATTAGGAGGTACGAGAATATAATCTGTATCTGGTAAATCAGGCAGATTTATTTCCATTCTTTTTCTTTTTTGCTCTTGCTATTTGGAGTAATAAAAAATCTTTTTTACTAATCTTGCCATCTTTATTGGCATCAATTTTTTTTTGATTTCCTTTAAGCATTAGACTCAGGGGTAGTTCTATCTTTAATTATAGCTGTTAATTCAATAAATCTTTTTTCACAATTTTTTACTATTGTTTGTGCTTGATTATGTTTTTTAACTAACTCTTGTAGTTCTGCTTGAAGTTCTCCAAGAGTTGGTTTTGACATTTAATTAATCTGCGGATAAATAAGCAGAATCTTTTTTTAATTCTGTTTTTTTTGCTTCCAATTCTTCTTCTGTGTATGTTGTAGAATTTGCTGGAATCGTGTTATTTACAAGATCAATATGTGCATCTAAAGCTGCTTTTCTAGTAGAATCACCATTACTAGCGAATGGATATAGTGATTCAAAAAATGTGTATTGATCTGGATAAAGATAAGATCTTGCTTGTTTGTAATTCATAATTTTTAGAAATTAAGCTTTCATGATAAATGTTAGTGCATAGTAAGGTGATCTAGTATCAACACTAACGGTATCTGAACCAGATATATTTACTGTATCTGAACCAGAACCACTAAATGAGTGGTTATGACCTACGGTTGCATTACTTCCAGCTTGCTGAAATCCAAACGTTTTAGTAGCATCAAAAGTTGAAGTATTGCCTGAGATAGAAATATTAACAGTATCAGAACCAGAAATGCTAACTGTATCGGTTGCTGTGTTAGAACCACCTGTAGCATTTAGCGAGTAACTATTACCAGCACCAACAATAAATCTATCTCTTAGATCAGGAGTGCCATTATTACCATCACACAAGTACCAACCAGATGGGGCAGATGCACTATTGTACATAATTATCATTCCACTAACAAATGATGTAATACCAGTTAAGTTTGCTCCACTTATTGCTGGAAGTGTAGCAGGGAATCTAGCATCTGGAATAGTACCAGCATTTAGATTACTTGCATTCCGATAATAAGAGCCATCTTGCCCATCTAATTGATCTGCATTAATGTTTAGTGCATCAATATCTGATTTAGTTTGATCTGCTGTAGCTCCATCTTCTACGTTTATTATTGATCTTACTTCTGCTGCTGTTAGTTCTTTTGGTACAGCGTTTCCACTATCATTACCTACAATCCTATTACTTGTAATTGTTTCTAGCTTTGATAAAGATATTTGAGCAGATGCGTTAATGTCTGCGTTTACAATCGTTCCGTTTACTATGTCTGCTGATTCAATTGTTAAATTACCAGAAACGTTTGAATCTGTAACTTTTACGTCTGAAGGTAAAGTACCAGCAGCAATTTTACCAACTGCTATAGAGTCTGTACCTAGTCTACCAGCTATAGCTGATGAAGATACGTTTGCCATATCTTCTGCTGCTAGTGCATGACCACCAGCAGTTGAACCGTCATGTACTACAAGGGTTTCTTTGTCTGTATCTACAGTTACTTCGCCTTCAGCACCAGTAAAACTACTATGTTGTGAAGTTGTGCCTCTTCTTAGTTTTAATAATTTTGCCATTATGCTATTGAGCCAAAATCTATAGTAAGACTTGTTGTAGTTATAACATTAGGTGCAATGGTTTGTCCACTTATAAGAGACACTATTTCACTTGCTGTTTGATCTGCTGTAGCTGACGCTTCAATGGCATTTAGTTTAGAAAGCAAAGCATCAGTAAAAGCATTTGTATTACTGTTTGCTTCATAAGCTGTTTTTATTTCTGAGTTAGATTGGTCAGCAGTTGCATTTGCTTCAATACCATCTAATTTAGTACCATCAGCAGCTACATCTCTACCGTCAACCGTTCCAGATACAATAATATTTGCATTAATTGTTTGGTTACCAGTAAATGTGTTAGCACCTAGACCAGCTAAGTTACCTGTTGCTGTAACACCACCTTGGAATGAAGATCCGTTGTGTACTCTTAACTCATTAGCAGTTGTGTCAAAGTATAAGTCACCAGCAGATAGAGAGTTGCCAGCACCATCTGTTGAAGGAGCCGAAGATGCTATTTGATATGTAGCAGCAAAACTGTTTACATTACTAATATTTGTAGCACAAGTAGACATAGCTGTTACGTTGGCTGAAGTACCTAAGATATTCATGTCGGCTACAACATCAGTAGTACCGAGAATAGCTAAGTCAGCAACCACATCATTCGTAGCAAGAATAGCTAAGTCAGCAACTACATCATTCGTAGCAAGAATAGCCATATCTGCTATCACATCAGTTGTAGCTAGTAAAGCCATATCAGCAATTACGTCAGTTGTAGCTAGTAAAGCCATGTCTGCTATTACATCTGATGTAGCTAATAAATTCATATCAGCCACAACATCTGATGTAGCTAATAAATTCATATCAGCAACTACGTCAGTAGTACCGAGAATAGCCATATCAGCCACAGCATCAGCAGTACCTAATCTGCCTATCTCTGTTGCTTTAGCTGCTACAGTCCCTATGTCAGTAGCGTCATTAGCTACGGCTGTGACATTAGATGCTATACCTGCAACAGTTGTTATATTGCTAGATATGTCAGCTAATGTGTCCATATCGGATACGATTGCTGTAGTAGCTAACGTATTCATATCAGCTACAACATCTGTAGTTCCAAGTATTGCTAAGTCTGCTACAGCATCAGCAGTACCTAATCTTCCTATTTCTGCTTCTTTACCAGCTACTATTCCTATATCTGTACCATCAGCAGCAACCGTACTTACAGCCGATGCTATACCTGCAACTGTAGTTACATTAGATGCTATACCTGCAACTGTGTTTAAAGTCTGATTACCTGTACCTGTGCTTACTGCATTAGTAATTAAACCTAAATCTTCTTGGAATGTTAGTTGACCAGCAACAATATTAATATTAATTAAGTCAGATGCGTTAGGTGTAGCTGCTGTAAATCCATCACCAGAACTGCCATCATAAATCATTAAAACTTTATTAGATGAACTGTCGAACCATAAGTCACCAATTTGTAAGCTAGAAGAGTCGGCTCTTTGTGTTGGTGCAGAAGTGCTTATTTGGTAAAGATCAACAAAGTTATTTATATCTACTACATTAGCCCCTGCTGCTGCTATGTTTACAGCATTTGCAGCTACAGTAGATACCTCTGATGCTTTTGGTACAAGTCTATGAAATGCGTATGTATGATCTGTTTGCGTAGTTTCTACTAAAAATCCAAAACCTTGAGGTATAGTTGCAGATACACCTGTGATGATAACTGCGTTACCTGTTCCTCTACCATTTGCAATAGTTAAAGTTGTTCCTGATTGTGCAGTTAAGTTTGTTGAAGCTGCTTGAACCGAAACTATAGTTCCACTTTTATCAGTACCGCTAGTATTAATATCAGGGTTTTCTGTAGGAAAACTTGTTTCATTTGCAATAGGTACAAAACCACCTACATTATCTACAAGTTCTATAACACGCAAATCTATAGCAGCAGTAGTAGCTACTTTAGTATCACTAGCTGACCATGTAACTCCACTAGCTATAGTTTCGCTAGAATCTTGTCTAAGAAATGCAGCTTCAGCAGCAGCAGAAGTTAAAAAAGATGTATCGTTTGCTGTGGCTGTAGCTTGTTCAGCAGAAGTAATAACAGCAGAAGGATTTAATTTAGCTGCTGTAATTTCTCCATTATTAATCTCATCAACTTTAACTGCACCAGCTTGTATATGTTCAGTATTTACAGCATTATCAGCAAGTTTTGTACCATCTATAATGTCAGCTTCTAAATGTACTCTGTCTATAGATCCATCTACATAATGCTCAGAGTTTATTTGATTATCTGCTATTAAAGAACTTGTTATTTGATCGGCAGCTATATGTTGTGTATCAATAGACCCATCTACATAATGTTCTGAATTAATAGAATCATCAGCTATCTTATTTCCGTTTACTGCATCATTAGCTAAGTGTACATTGTCAATTGACCCATCTACATAATGTTCAGAATCTATTTGATTATCTGCTATTTTTGCATTTGTAACAGCATCATTAGCAATCATTTGATTTGATACTGTGCCTGTATCTGCTGTAGTTATAAGTGTACCTGTGATGTCAGGTACAGTAATTGTTCTATCAGCAGTAGGGTCTGTTATTGCTAGTGTTGTTTCATTATCATCATCAGTAGCACCTTCAAAAACTAAGTTGCCTGTAATTGTTTGTGAGCCATCTCTTTTTACATAATCATTAATTACTTCTTGTTGAGCAAATAATATCTGGTCACTATTATTATCTAAATCTGTTTCTGTTAAAACACTACCATCTGCAAAATCTACTTTCTTTGCACTTATATCTGTATCTCTAGTAAATCTTATATTACCATTACCACTAGGAGGTATATTACCAGAAGTAAAAGTAACTGATGAACCACTAATATTGTAGTGAGTGCCTAGTGTTTTAAGAACTCCACCAACTCTAACATCAACTTCAGTATTTTCTAGGAAAGAAAAAGATATAGCAAAAGTAGCTGTACTATTATCTCCGTTATGGGTTTGGAAAGTAGATGTCGTATTAGTAGCCATAATTTAAAACCTCTTTAGGTTAAGTGTATCTAAAAGATCTTCCATTTCTTCATTATACTTGTTTTGTTGATCTAGTTTTACGTTTATCCTAGCTTCTAATTCTTCTTCTGAAAAGTTTGCTTTGACATATTTTTCAATACCTGCGTTTATAAATTCTTGATTTATTCCATTCATAACTTTAAATATTCTATTTGCTGCAATCTGTCCTTCTTCTGAACTTAATCCATATTTTTCTATTTGTTGTTTATTTGCTTCATAACCATATTGGTCTTTTGCTCTAAATCCATCTTTGACATATTCAAGTTCACCTTTAATGTATGCTTTTAAGGCATCTGCATTGTTATAACTTTTACCGCTAAGACTTAAAACAGTTGTATTAACATATTTTTTTAAGTTGTTATATTGTGTTGTGTCTAATTTTATTGGCTTAAATAACTTACTACTAAAATTAGAATTTCTAACAAAGTTTTTTACTTTACTACCCCTAATAATATTAGGTGGCTCTGGTAATAATCTACCTATCGTATAACTAGCTTCATGTAATAAATTATTATTACTTTTTGAATGTTTTGCATTTGTAAATACATTCAACCCTCTTCTACTAGGATATGTAACCACATCATTAGTAATATGTTCTACTTGAAATGGTAAGTCTCCACCTACATTAGAAGGCACGTTTGCTTTCATTTGTTGTAGTAGTCCATGTAAATATTGCAAAGCACCATTAACTTCGTTATAGTCTTGATCTGATAAACCTAACCTATCTTCACTTGTAAGGTATCTTAAATTTTTTATATTCCTTGTTAAATCAGAAAAATCCCCTGAGTATGTTTTAGTATCCATCTTGGCAAATAATCTTATAAGTCTTTTATTTTTAATAGTTCCTAATTTTATTTCTTTACCAAGAACTTCTATTGCATATTTTGTTAAACCTTCTGATCCTTCTTTTCTGAGTTGTTGTGCTTTCTGCTCATCTATACCTAGTACTTGTGCAGTAACATCTGCTGGCAAACGAAGTATATCTTCCCATAAACTACTATAAGGAGTTACAGAAGATTCAAATAACCTACCTAGATAGGCTATATTTCTTTGTCTTTCATAACTTATAGTATCGTCTGGATCAACTCCACCTGCACCTACTTCTGGTAAGGCAGTAAACATATCCATTGTTTCATTGAATTGTTGAACATAACTTTTATTTGTAATGACACGACCTATAAAACCTGCCCAACCAATAGTATATTCATCATATATTCTGTCTAATTTTTTAGTAAAGAATGGAGACATCTCTTGAAAATCAACCCAAGCTTTAACAAAAGATAAAACTGGATCTGGCAAATCTTCATAAGAAACATAGTTATATTTTGGTCTTCCATCTTCATCAAATAATATTTCACCATCTTCGTCATACATTAAATAAGCTCTAGCGTATGGCAGCCAACCACTTCTTAATAATGAAAGATGTTTAGCAGCACCTTCTTTTGTTTTCCAACTAGGACCACCACCAGTTAAAAATGTTTTTGGTATCTTATCTTCACTATCATATTCACTTGAACTTATAAATTCATTTGCTGGTTGATAAATGTCTTTGTAAGCAAGAAATCCTAAAATAGTAGCAAAAGCATTACCCATATAAATTTGACCTCTTGCATTAGTTCTTACTTGAGGATCAGGACTTCTAAGGTCTGCTGCTAGTTCTGGTAAAAGAAAAGCATTTAAAAAATTATAATTCTTTTTACCACCAAATCTTGCAGGTGTATTTATTACAGGAATATACCTCATTATGTCTTTAATCATATTTGTAGGTGTTCTTGTAAATTTAAAGAATGTTCTCATTGGTGGGTATTGTATTGCTAAATTATTTATTTCTTCTGCAAATAAACCAAGCGGATCTGTAACATCATCACTACGACCACCTCTTATTTGTTGTGTATATGTAATCTCTTTACCAAAGTTTTTAGCTCTTTGAAATATTTTTGCAAGAACAGGATCAGCAATAAACTCTCTTGGACCT